GCGCCAGCAGTACCACCTGCCCCTATAGTCACGGCTTCAGTCGCGCCTAGGTCACTGGCATTAAATAACTCAATGCACATCCCGCCTGAGCCACCCCCGCCTGCGGCAGCCGGAGTATTGGCAGTACTACGGTCAGCGCCTCCGCCTCCGCCCCCTGCTCCTATGGAGATGACTATGGCTTGTCGTAGTCCCCGTGTCGGCACATAGGTTCCCGTGGTTGTAAATTCCTGGAATGCCATTTTGCCCATATTAAGAAAAGGCCAGAATTTAAATTCATTTAGTGCGGCTGCCCAAGTCCCGGCTGTAGTTTGATTAGATACAGCCTTAGCTAACGGCATAGCAGCTAAGGTAGATAAAGCTACAGATGAGTAAAAAGTTCCAGCGGCATCCGCCGCCCCCGCGCCACCCTCTGCCGTAGTTGTAATAATATCTCCCGGCTGTATATTTCCGCCAGTTCCAACTGCGAGGGAAAGTCTTTTGTTATTTGAAACGCCAATGAGGCGGAGAATCGCATCGTCCCCATCGTCAGTACCTAAAGTAGAGCCCGAAGAGATTGTTAAAGAAGTTCCCGGCAAAATACTGACCACGCCCCTGCCTGTATCATCCCCAAAACTATAAGGTAATGAGGGATCGCGTAAAACACTAAGTGTAAGTGCGCCAGCCGCAGTTTCGTTTATTATTTCAAGATTCGCAGCAGACCTATCTGAGTACGAAATAACTTTTATAAGATTCAAAGAGGCGTCATTGTATGCCTGCCCTACGCAGCGCCAAGTATCGAATGGGTGATACAGCCCGAGTCTATCACCCCTTCTATCCCGAGGAGCTGCATCAGATATGATCGCCTTTCCATCTTCAGACAGATAAAGGAAGTATGTAGTACTCGCTGCCTCGGACACACCTGAATCTAGATCAGTTGTCATATCCCATTGGATTGCATCGTCTGCGAACGATACCGTGCTACCGAAGACACTGACTTTCTCTCCGCGCCTGTTGCTGCGTATAACAGTAGCTGAAACCACTTCAAGCTCCACAGAGTTAATATCGCTGTGCACAGCATTTTGATCGGCGCTTAGTGCGACTACACAATCTGTATCGTCAACAAGAAGAGTACCCATGTATGCGGCTGTCGCATCTACGAAGGCAGATCCGTTGTATGTCTTCCATATCTCATTAGCTAAATCAAACCAGTAATCTCCGCCCGCAGGTGAAGACGGTTCTTCCTTGCTCCAATGAGGAGCATTGTTCGTGGAGGTAAGAGAGAGATCAGTTTTCGCAAACACATATACTGTTTGCATTAGTGTGATCGTATCGTTGTTCGCAATCGCTATACGCGGAACCGGAGCATCTGCATCGTCAAAGAAAGAACCCCTTCTGATTTGCGTCAGCTTAGTACTACTCTCCACATATGCTGTGAAGTATTCGTCGGCTGCCCCATTATTGATTTTGAAGCCCGCATACTTGCCCGTCTCTCCGACAATCTCAGAGCCCATAGCATCTACGATTAGTTCGCTGCCGAACTCCCCGATGTACTTAGTTTCTTCTCCGTCTAAGATACCTAGGTCGTTCACCAAGCATGTATTGTTTGTACTCGGTGCCGTAGAGAGACCTGTGATCGCTACATCTGAGGAGATCGTGTATTCCGTGTCATTGATTACATAAACTAGATTTGTTGTCGCGCCCTTAACCTTCGCTGAATTCCCATTACCCGCTCCGTCAGGAGTAAGCCAGAGTCCCTGACTTGAGCCCGTGCGCACGCGCCCTGAGGTAATCCGGGTCTTTAGCTGTGTGCTACCCGAGTTAGTAAAGAGTGTGTCAATCGTAGAAGAAGGGGTCTCATACCAGTAGGTCTTGCCCGTGATGCCCGTTAGTGCGAATCGGATTCGCTCAAGCTCACCGGCAAGAGTAGTAGGAAGTGACTCAGAGCCAGCCTCTCCAGGGTCTGTCTGCACGCGCATTTCGCCTACATTAGTCGAATAATCGTCCATCTGGGCAGGTTCGAAGTTAGCGAGGATATTATCTATCTCCGCATTCAGGTCTGCATAGGTAAGCACCTCGGCTACCCAGTTCTTTAATCTTGAAAAAATTGCTGGCATTACGCCCCCCTAAAGTTTAGTCGCTTGTTGCCCACTTGGTCTAAATCCTACAGTAATGCTCGCGATCTGAAAACTCTGATTCGCGCCCGCTTGCCTAAACCTAAAGCTAATTCTGCGTCCCACACCCTTGATGGGTTTGGAGACTGTCTGAGTATTGCTCTGCGCAAGGCGATCTGTGTCCAGTAGGAATTGATCTAAGTAATTGCCACTAAGTTGTTGTTCAAATGTTGCGGTGTCGTAGTATTTCCCGTCAATGTAATAATCTACTGTGACGTTCCAATCGCCCGCGCCTACGAACTCTACCGCGAGGAAGTCAAAGTTCTTCTGCACATATGCGAGACTTGGATCTACAAAGCGGAAATCAAGGTGGGGAGTCTGGAACTCGCCTGAGTAACTCTCACCCCCTTCGAGCCTGTCTTCATAATCCATCATATTCAGGTAGCCTGCGGCATCCCCATACATGGGTTTTTCAATACCGAATTGATCTCTGTAGAGGGCTAGGCACTCAGGAGTTCCCTTAATCCAAGGGTACACGCGGAGATTATCTTTGTTTGCGTCGAGCACCATTAGCATGTCGTTTTCTGTGCGGTATGTGCTGCGGTATGTAAAGAAGGCCTGCTTCTTAGATGCATAGTAAACTGCGTGTTGGTATTCGAGGCCTGACTTACTGGTGTTCTCTCGAACCCAATTCTCCATGATCGCACTCCTGAAGATGTCTGCAGTCTCAATATCGCCGAATGCATCAGTGGCCGAATAGTTAGTGACGGAACCGGATATGTTCCCGGCAACCATGAAATCGAGTGCATCGATAACTGCGTGAGGGCCGGATAGCCCGAAGTTCGAGCTTAGCTTTTTCCAGAACCACTGAGCTGAATCCGTTGCGGAATCCTCTAGGTAATACACGAAGCCACCCTCTTTAAATGCGAAGAGTCTGCCCTTGAAGACAAAGGCTCCTTGCATATCTCCGCCTTCACCCGGGAATATTGTCTGCACAAGGAAGCCCGTTTGGAATTCCTCATGGTTGCCGGTTGCGGAAGCATAAGAAAGCTGCCCCTGGAATGCCCAAAGTCTATTTCTATGCACCACACCCACTGTTGGATAAGTAGTAACACCCCAATCAGTTGCGGGAGTTGACACATCCGCGAAGGATGTTCCGTCCCCTGAAAGAACCTTAAGTTGATTCTTCCCTGAAGTGAATAGAAATAACTTTCGAGCGCGGCCTGCAGTCTCCTGCCCGCCTGTAACTAGGAATGTATTCGGATCGAGATTCCCGAGGCCTGTAGTAATCGCGGTGCCCCCTGAGAAGAGCCGATCTCCTATGTCCCGATACACGGAACCATCAGAGGTGACTGCGATCTTTCGTTGCTGGAAGTTCGAGGGCCACCAATCGATAGCCGCAACGATGCCAGAAGAAAGGGGAGTAGCATTATACCGGAGTGTGCCCGGTGCTTTCTCGATCATTCCTTTTTCCATACTGATGTTCTTGCAATCAATGAGTGCATTAAATGGTACATCAGATGGGGCTACGTCAGTGAGTAACCCGAAGTCCCCAAAGGGAATTGTTGCTGGTACTCCTTCGTATGCCATTAATCCTCCGCTGTATAGCCGTATCTAAATCTTCTGTTTGTGTATTTTTCCAACTGCGAAGGGCGTGTGATGATTTCTCCAAAATTATCGTCAGTCTTGCGCATCTGTTCTCGGTTCCGCTTCTCTAGAGCTGCGAGTCCTGCTTGTGCTAACTGCAGGAATACCTGCGCCTTACTGTCCTCCTTCTCAAGAAGAAGATGGTAAGCAGTGCCGTATTCCAATACCTCTACTGCATTTCGCGGAAAGAGGGGTCGCGACTTCGTGTTGTCTTTAAGGTCGCGTGGAACTGGTATGTAGTGCACATCTAATTTCTTTTTTTCACTAGGGTAACCATTGAATCGAATAATTACTCGCCCGTCCTGATCTTCCTCGATCTTCGTGAAAGCAGTAGGGGTTTTCTCAGGCACTCTGTGCACTGGATATTCGTACATGAATTTAAGTGGTGCGATACCCATAATGAGTGCGTCACGCTCAGACTGTCTGTGCGACCTGATCGGCTCAATGAGCCTAGACACAGCGCCTAGAGGATAAACCCCAGTCTGGGAAGCTGCGTCTGCATAATCATCATCGTCGTAACCCAGTAGAGCAGCAGCCGAATTGCCCACATTAGAACCCGTGCCGAACTTAAGAATAAATACATTTCCGCCTCCTGCGCGATCTGATGCGATGGAGAAAAGACGGGTGCTTGCGCTATAACTAACCGTGTAGACAGAAGCTCCTGCAGCATCAAGCTGTGTCTTAACTTCTGCAGCTAATTCAGCGGGCGTGTAACTGCCTACTGAAATAGTGGCCGCAAGCCCCGTGCTTGCAGTTTCTTCGAAGTCAATTTTGTTATTCTCAGCAGTCACCGTTAGGTAACTAGGCATCAATTCATAATCTAACTTATATACTTTATATGCTTGTGTGGCGTTTGTTGGACCTATGTAGGCTGCATCCAGTTCGAATGCGGCACCTGCAGCAACGTGCTTTACGATCTTGTATGTTTCGCCCCTGTCATCCAGCTTCAGGAACCATCCTTCAACTGAAAAAGACGGGGCGGAAGAAAACGTACCAGCTTCGCTGCCCAATGTGACAGACACAGTTCCCGTTTCATATTTTGGCTGGAGTTCAATAGTCATGGGAGCTTTAGACCGCGCCCAAGTCCAGCTTTCATCAACATCGAGATTCAATACAGAACCTCCAGCGATGATAGCTTGATGTACCTTATTCAGGTACTCCAGGGCCTCGGCTTCATAAGCAGAGTTGCCATTCGTTGTCTCTCCCGCCCGCCTCAAAATTGTATCAAGTATATCAGCAGTATTTCTAAATTGAGCCATGCCTTATCCTATTTCTTAGCAGTAACCTCAACCTTAGCTGGAGCTTTATCCGACGCAGCCTTAGCAGCACTTGCTGCATTCTCTACGTTGTCGAACTTCTTCTCCATTTTAATTGCGTTGATTTCTGCTTCTAGTTCTTTAATTTTAACTTGTGATTCTTGAAATTTAATAGACTGTCGTTCAGCGGCTGATTTAGGCGGCTCATAGTCAATGTGGGCTGCTTCCTTATCAATAATCAACTTACTGCGATTAGTGATGCGTCCTAAAGAACTTCCGTCTTTTGCATATAAATTGCCTGATCCTGACGGTCTTTCCCAGTATTCAATGCCCTTGATCTTATGCATGCGGTAGGTATCTACCTTTGCAACTTGTCTAGTTCTGGCATCCCAGTAGTGTGTCTTTACGCTAAATTCTTTTTTTTCATCTGACATTTTGAACTCCTATTTTCGTATGTCTGTCGTTAAAAGGAGGGAGCCAGACAACGGACGCCTGACCCCCAGAGTGCTAATAATTACCAACCAGATACTTCTATGATTAGTTGATCTGGGCTAGTGAACGTCGCATTTGCATGCTCTGCAGGGACACCGGATGTTCCGTCATCTTCCACACACACTAGGGTTTCCGCAGAGCGGTCCCAGTTGTAGGAAAGAAGAGGATCAGACACATCACCTTCCAAGACGATTACGCTCTCCAACACTGTTGGATAGCCCATCTTGGCTTTGTCTAGTGGAAGACCACCTGTAGGGTACTCTCCCGCTGCAGTAGTAATTGCAAATCTTCGCTTTACACGGCTCCCATCAGTCATTTCCTCTGAGAGCTTGCTGTATGTTAGGTCTGCTGCTACTAAATCTGCCATTGGTCACCCCGCCTTACGCCGAAGCAATCATGTTAGATTCGTTAGCCGCTACTTCAGGGTCGTCGATGCAAAGAGCTGCATAATACCCGTCACCAGCTACAGTTCCACCGACAGCCTGCACACTGTGCTCAAGGCTAAGCTCATCGCCTACCTCGAAAACAACAGGATCGATGTCCTTGTAGATAACAGAACCTAAGGCAGTGCCGTCAGGAATTGTTAACGTGCCTAGTAATACCTCGCCAGAAGCAGAAGCAATAGTCGGACGACGATTGAACTCCACTGCTGGAGCAGTTGACGTGCCCACGACTGCAGTCTCTAAAACAAACATAAGTCGTTTTACAGCGCATCGTTTTACGCAAACAAGGCCTCCGTGTACTGCTACCGCAGCGTCAATCGCTTCGATCGCTAGAGGCGCCGTGCCGCGTGGCATGAAGAACTCTAATAGGTTAGAACCACTTTTTTCATAACTCATTTTCTTATCTCCTTAATTAAGTTGTTAATCCTAGCTAGATGTTAAGTGAACTACACGAGCTTCACCAGGGTTAGCAGAATCAGTCCAGATTTGTGCGAATCCATAGATACCGTACCAAGCTACACCTTTGCTTCGACCATAGTCATCAGACTCTTTAGCACGAAGTTCTGGGTCTTGGGCCATCGCCATACATACTGGGTCAGCACCGAAGAATACCGCTTCACCTAATACTGAACTTGCGCCTAGTGAATTAGATAATGCAGATGTGTGGTTAGTTTCTACGAATCGGATATTTTCCAAACGACCAATCTCAGAATTAAACTTCTTAGATGGATCAGTGTACTTCTGCCAATCTTGCCATTGTGGATCTCTCATGATGCCGCGCTTAGCTTTAGTGATAAGCACACACATGTAGTCATCGCCTACGTGCGGATCAATTAGAAGAGTTGAGTACATATAGTCTCGGATGCTCTCTACGTGATACACATTTAGGTTGCTAGTCGCTTGAGAAGAAGCAGTTCCGTCAGTGTCGAAAGTAGTAGAAGCAACTCCAGTAGGGATCGCTTTAACTTGACCTGTCTTAAATGCAGCAGAGGCAGTGATGTCCATGCGCAGTTTAAGCTGATCTCTCAACTTCTTTTGGATTGCATTCTCAAGGTCAAAGTGACCTAGATCGATGCTTAGTGAAGTGAAAGGGATTGATCGTCCACGCTCATTCACTGTGATTGCTTGGGTGCTTAACGCTAGGGCATCTTCAGGGATGCGCTCTTGCTCATTAAGGATATCGTCGCCTGGTACATCTACGTTAGAAACACGAGTGATACTTACAGACTCACCCATTTTCTTACCGTACCCAGCTTCGGGCTTAACGAATTGCATGAACTTTGCATCCTCGATCGCTGCCATGCGAATCGCGGAACTTAACTTGTGGTTTTTATAGACGCCAGTAGGGGCGTCATATGTCCAACTGTGACTCATGTTGTTTACCTCTTTTGTTAACAGTTGTTAATTAACGCGCCCTAATCTATGCCCCATGCATGGACTAGCTGCGCACATGTTTCGATCTTTTATATTCGGCTAATTGTGACATGAAATCAACTGCCCCTTTTTCGGAGCTTTGCTGAGTTACTCTCTGGCCCCCTGACGGACTAGGCTGTGCAGGTGCTCGCTGCACTTCTTCTTGCGGGCGCTGCCGGGCCATATAGGTCTGGAATTTAGCGCGTACCTTCTGTGCAAGATAATCCATTGCCTTCTGTTTTCCCTGTGTCTTAGCTAGTGTAGCTACTTCATCATTGAACTGCTCTAGTGTGAAATCGCAGTCTTGTTGAAAACCATCTAAGTCTGGATGACGCGTATAGAATTCCTGCCATAGGTTTGTCTCGGCTTGCTTCACTTGCATTTCATGTAGTGCCTCAGCTTTAGCTTCTGCCCGTATCTTCGATCCCATTGTCTTCAGGTATTCGGTAGGATTTTCGAAGAATTTAGCGTCCAGATCCTCTTCTGGTTCTGCCGGCGCAGACTGAGTTACATTTTGATTGAATTGATCGCTCTGCGCAGCATCCTGGATGCCCTGCCGATATGCGTCATTAATCAGCTTTTCGGTCTCCCCGCGCTCATGTAACGACTGCGCGTAGGCAAAAGCCTCATCGTGTGAGGAAAATTCCTGATCGCCGATTTTTACTTTTGCTTCAGGATTCGCCTCTACGATGTTGTCTGCATCTTCGATAGTAGCGCCTGCAGGTACTCCTGCTTCCGCTGCTTCGATGGGTGCTGACTCCCCACGCGATCTTCGCTCATTTACTTGTCGAAGTTGCTGTAGTGTTTCGGAATTCTCTTCCGAAAGTAATTGGGTGCCTGCGTCTGTCATATCGTTGCTCATACTGTCTCCTATGTGTTAAAGCTCTCCAGCTCTTTAAGTTTGCTTAAAATTTCTCTTTCCATGTCATATAGAATTGCTATTTCAGCAGTAGGCCCCAATAGGTCGGCTGCGGAGTGATAATTTGAAATAAGGCGAGACTGAGCCGCCTTTTTCCGCTTCTCCAGCATCGGAAGCAGATAGGGTGCAAAATTCGCATAGCTTCGCAGTTCATTTAACTTCTGTGCCGACTTTTCGTCCATTACTGGCCAGACGTAGCAATGCTACCCGGAAAAGGGGCTTCCCCATCGAGAAGACTCTGTGCCTGTTCGTCTGCACCTTCTTCACCCGGCGCTGCGAACTGATCTCCGCCTTGTGCGGCAGCTCCATCATCTAATGGAGAGTCGCCGCCAATTAAGGCACCCTGTTCTGGGTCGATTGCGATTTTCTCTTCATCGATGTCGAGTGTAGTTAGGATCTGCCCGAGTAGCTTTCCGAAGTCATACTTCTTAGCGAACTCTTCGATGAGTACTTCAGAACTTCCGATTGTCTGTAGCATAGTCATGTATTTCTTAAAGTCGTTTTGCTTACCGAGGGTAAGAGAAATACCAAACACCTTAAAGCGGAGGGAGCCTACTGTCTCTGCGAATACATCTTCCGGTGCAAGCTGGGAAAGTTCTTCACCCCGCTCCTCGCCGAATAGGCTCTGTAGTTCTTCTTTGCTGATCTTATCGATATTCTGTGCGGTTACCATCCATGCTTTTTCGAGTTGCCGCTGTACTAGCTTCGCCTCGACATTCTTACCGAGCCCCTGGAAGATACTTGTAAGGGAGTTAGATGCCTCAACCACTTCAGTCGCTTTTACTGCGCGGAATGGCTGCACCCCTTGACGTAAGTCAGAAGTAAGTGCGGATGAATTGAATTCCTGCTGCATTACATTCATTACTTGCAGTACGTCTTGCGGAACATCTCCCGTGACGACTGGTTCCATGACCTTTGCGCCCATAGGAAGTGCTGAAGTAACCTTTAGTGTCGTACCGAAGGGAATGCCGTCTGATATTTGACTCGCATCTTCTAGAACGTCTGTTCTGATCTGATTAACCCCGTGGATTGAGCGCATAGCTCCATCGACAGTTAGATTGTATAATTCGATTAGAGAGCGATTGTGCTTGGTCGGAGCATCCATGAGGGCGCGGTGCCAAACTGAATTGGCAACCTCAATGAGAGGAGCTACTACGTATGGGTCCATTTGATCCCAGTTCGGATTGCCTGTCGGCTTACGAATGATCGTTCTTTCGTTCGCAATCGTAACTACTACGTTCTCGTGAAGTACGTCACCTGTTTGACGATCAATGATGTCTCCCCACATTTCCCATATCTTAACTGTGGGTCGGTTCTCCCGATTCGTCACATCTTGCCCGGTCTCCCGTGCTTTCTTCCCCGCGTCGATTGCATCTTCTGCCTGATAGGGCCGTAAGTTAGCTACAGCTTCAGTATTGTAAATTGCACCCTTGCCTTTAGCGAGCTTCTTCACTTCATGATAATCCACATAGGATTCTTCAATCTTGTATAAATTCAAGCCTGTTGGGTCCGGGTAATAGTTCTCCTGCCGAACGATGTCGAACTGCAGACGGAATGTCTTATCCTCTTCTTTAATTAACTTTCGCTTAAAGTCCTTACCCTTACCTTCTTTTCTAGAAACATACTTAGGCTTCGGAACTTCCTTACCCCATACCTTCGTGACTGCTAGAGAGCCGAGAAGTGCCGACTGAATCGCGTTACCAACGTGTGAGAAATATCCTGCTTTCTCCAGTAGGTAATTTGTCAGCTTGAAGATTTCGTGAGGCTGTATTAGAGCTGCCGGATTTTCTTTGCCACTTTCGAACTCAACTTTCCACCAGTCACCAATATCTACGAGGGCTTGTACGAAAAAGGAGCGGATTTGCTCCACTGCCATACTTTGCTTCCCCAGTATTTCGCGGCTCTGCCCCTCTTTCTTATGCGAGAAGTCATGCTGCAGGTGATACATTTCAAAGTTGTTTTCGTTGAGGTCCATGCGAGTTCTTTTCGCCTGGTTTGCCTCATTTTTCGAGTCCAATACATACGTTACGATTTTAGATTCATCATCAGAGTTTGATGCCAAGTTCTTTTCTCCTGTGTTGCGGTATTTCCGTTTGCTTCTTCGTCGATGTAGACGAACCGAAATTATATGATGGTGATTGCATTTGTACAGATACTTTATTGACGTTCTTGTGTGCACCGAATGCTAAGTACTGAAGCGCATCGTGCGGATGCGAGTAATGATCTTTTACTGGCCTGATCTTCGTGGGTTCTATGTCGGAGGCGGCATCCGGGTATCTGTAACCGCCCGTGAAGCCCTCGACTAACGTCGGGCAATTCACTTCATTGATCTGGAAGTGCGCCCCATCTCTATCGATACCTACGAGGAAACCCTCAACTGATTTCCGCCTAGGTTCCCAATTCATAGGCCCCGGCTGCAAGTTCTTAAATCCTTGCTTGCGAAGCTCAAGTGCGCACGTTCTTTCGTCTACGTCATTGCGGGAGAAGCCGGACGGATCGACAAAACTAATGTAATCATTATCGGGGTCTGTCCATGATGGGTAAAGCTGCTTTAGTTTATTCATTACGATGGGTGCGAAGGATTCTATCCCTCTGTTCTGCTCTACGAACTCATGAAAGATGCGAAGTTGATTCCCCACGAGCTGTCCGACGATGCAGGCGGGAGTGAGCCCGAAATCCCATCCGAGAAGGAGAGGAAGACCATACTCCGGCTTCCTGGCCTCTTTCATCACATGCACATCTTTGTTGAAATCCGGATATACAGAAAGTCCCTGGAATGTTTGCCAGTTCTTCTCATACTCCATCATATAGTCGCGGATAGGCATACTGTTCTTGATCGCCTCTTTCCAAGCATGACCGCGCTTCGCTGGATTCGCTGTATAGTGCAGATCGATAACTACGAAACCGTTGTTTGGATTCTTCCAGCACTCGATGCCCTCCATAGGAGAACGAACCTGCGAAGGTGGAACTTCCGGGAAATTATAATCCGGGGAGTTAATCTTATCAAAAACGATCTTTTTGAAAAAGCCGGGAGAGCGGGAAGAGACGAGAGCCATGCGACCTCCACCGTCTAGAGTTGGCTTAGCTGCTGCATAAAACTTCTCCGCCTCCGGCCAAAATGCACACTCATCTCCGAAGAGACTAGAAAATGTAAACTGACGTAATTGATCGGCACCCATAGCGGTGCCTCTAATTACTGATGATGTACCTTCGAACTCCATGACGGGGGGAGCCTTGGTTGCTTTCCCGCCCTTGATCTTCGGAAGTAAGTCCCGGGGAATCTTATCCTCGGGGATATTGTTGAATATGAATTCTGCCCGCTGTACGAGGTCTGCCGCATCATCTTCTTTTTTAGAGATAAATCCGATATGACGACCTTTGCCGAATATTGCAAACCATAGGTTTAGTGCAATGAAGGTCCAACTCATCGTCATACGGCGGGACTTAGGAACTGCGATTAGTTTTTCGCGCTGCCACATCTGCACTACGAAGTAGAGGTAATCTAGGTCGCCCGGGTAAAGCTTAATTGGGTTATCTGTGTCAACTTGATCGAGGGTATATACACATTCGGTTAGGAATGCCCAAGGATCTTGAGAATAGCGCAAGTAGCGCTGTACGGCTTCTTCTGAGTTACTCATCGGTGTTAGTCTGGCCCCTCTATACTAGAGAGTGTGACGTATTCGTGAACGATTTACAAGTCGGTGTCGAAAAAATTATCGATCTTCTTCCTGTCCTTCTCTTGTTCCGTTAATTCCTTAGTTTCTTCGGTAGCTTCGGGCCTTGACTGCTGAGTTACATCAATAATTTGCCCCGACTGCTGCAATTCCTTAACACGGTCTAAGATACTAACTGCAATGCTGCCTTGGAACTCGACTTCTTGTTTTGCTTTGCCCGAAATCTTCTCTGCAATCCATTTTGCGGCATCTAACTTGAGCTGCGGCTTAATTTCCGGATCTTCTGACGTAAGTATGTCTTCGAAAACGTCTAATGCGGGTGTACTTAGTATTTTTACGCGATCTGCGACTGAAAGCTCGAAGGCCTTGTCGAAAATGCGCTCAACTTCCGCTTTTCCCTTAGTGCATGTAAGAATGCGCGAGATATGAGGCTGTGTATAGTTTAGTTTCTCTGCTATCTCCGTTTGCTTGAACCCTGCAACGTGCATTCGACATACTTCGCGCTGCCTAGCCGTGAGGGGCCGCCCTGGATGGAAGGAATAATCCCCCCAACTGACTTCATCCGGTTTTTTCCAGGTGCTCGGATCATTCGCACGCATAAATAATGGTTGCTCTTTGTCGTCTTCAGGGGGCTTCTCAGAATCGCTCATTGACTCAAGGTACCAGGACTAGACGACAGGCGCAACTGTGGTATCCTGGATGCACCGAAAAAACAAATGAGAGTTTGGACCCCCGCGCAGGGGGTTTTTTAGTTGCTATCGCACGGATAAGTTCCGCCAAAAGGCGGACCAAAAAAACAAGGCCCCACCTCGGCCTAAGGGCCTCGGGGCCAAGAGTTTGTGCTTTAGATTAATGAAGTAGCGATTTCTAATTTCTTAGCAGTAGACAATCCAGACTGCAGAACTGTCCGAAGGATTCTCTCTGTCTCGGATGTGCTCGGCGTGCGATGCGCAAGCTCTTTCCTGGAAATCCCCAGCCTCGCCACTCGCACATTGATCGCGTGCTTGGTTCTGCCGAGCTTCCGCGCGATTGTTGCGACGGCTGTGCCGCCCTCGTACATGCTCACCAGCAGGTCTTGTTCTTCCTGCGTATATCGTTGGTTTTTTCTAGCTTTCGCCATAACTAATTCTCCTTTGTTGGTTGGAGGCAAGTTAAGGGAGCGGCGGCACCGTGTCAATGCCCGCTATGAGAGATCCGGGCAGTGTTGGAATCTTTTCACGGTTCTTGCGCTGGAACTGTGAATTATTTTCTTCGGTTATCTCCTGTGCCAGGTA